GTTTTCGTCTCGTATGTCGGCATTATTGACAACAGAGACACGCACCACCACGTTGCCAGAGTTTATTTTCGCAAAATGCGCCATGTCTCGTCCCCCTATCAGTATTTGTAACGGATAATCACAACGCCGCTCCCACCCGAACCGCCAGACCCAGCTGCTTCTGCGCTTTCGCCCCCGCCGCCCCCGCCCGTGTTAGCAGTTCCGCTCGCCGCGTTTCCAAGTGACCCATCGCAGCCTTTGCCGCCCCCGCCTTGGCCGCCAGCGCCGCCGTGTGAGCTGGAGCTGCCGCCCGCACCACCACCGCCGCCGCCACAATAGTATCCCGTGTCGCCGTATGATGTTGTCCCGATGAGGTTTTGCACTCCTGCGCCGCCAGCGCCGCCTGGCCCATCAGACCCTGCCACACTACCAGTGCCGCCCACTGCGGTGGCCCCACCGCCGCCGCCGCCACTCCACGCCCAACCCACGCCGCCATCTCGCCCTTGGTGGGTCACGAGGCCCAGCGCGTGTGCGCCATTGTAAATGCCTGCCCCTCCGGTGCCGCCCTCTACGCTGACGGTACCAGAACCGGAGCCGCCACTGCCAGAACCTCCGGCATTACCGTTGACGCTGGCATATTGGGCACCCCCAGCGCCTTTTGTTGCAACTTTCGAGTCAAAACTCGAATCAGACCCAGCTGCGCCTGGATTTGGGTGAGCCGCTCCACCAGCACCTCCTCCCCCGATTACCACACCATATGTGGTCACCGACACGGTATGGTCGTTGGTTGTATTGCCGCGGTATCCACCGGCACCGCCGCCGCCGCAATAGTAGCCGCCCCCGCCGCCACCTCCACCGGCGACCACCATGTACTGCACCATGCTACCCGCATCCCCATCGCCCAGCGCAGATACGATAAAATCGCCGCTGCCGGTGAAAACGTGGTATTTATAGTCGCCGTCGCTGGCCGTTGTGCCGCCCGTGGCCTCCATGCCCACAAAAGCGTGGCTCTTGCGTCTGTGCGCGGAGTAGATAAAAGGGGTCATAATACTACCACGCTGCTACCACGTTGGTAATTTTGTATTGCACCATCACGCCGAACAACCAAGCGTCTTCGGCACAATCGTCTGCGGATGTATTGCGGAACACCTCACACGTGACCATGTCGCCCAGCGCAGGCGACCCCGCCACCGTGACCGCTGGGGTCGCGGCGGTCACATGCAGGTCGCCGCTCGTGCCGCCCGTCACCGTGTCGAGAACCACCTGCTCGGTGCCCCACGCCACATCAATCGGGTCGTCATCCGATGCCGCTGTGGCTTTTATGCCCCAGCCCACCGTGTCCCCCGCCGATGACCCGCTATCCGTACTCCAGAAAAATTTCGCCTTGATTGCGCTCCTGTCCCAGTTTTCAGGCATCGAGATTTTCCAGTTGACGTTTTCCTCGGTGGCACCGGAGTCGAAAGCAAAAAAATCCCAGTTGACGTCATTGGTCACATACTCGTTCATGCCGGCCTCCGCGCCTGCGGTGTCGGTGGCCACCATCGCTGCCGCATCAATATAGATGTTGGCATACTGATACACGCCCGCCACGCCCGCGGCGGTCACTGCGCGGCTGGTATCTGTGCCTGTCGCCACCTCCGCGCTGGTCGCCAGTTCTGCCACGCCAGCCGCCGATGTGGTGGCAGTTGTTAGCGCAGCATATTCTGGCGCAGTCTCTCCAGCGTTCATGCGCAGCCACTGGAGGCTGGCCCCCGATGACGGCAGCCGCGCGATTGTGTTGTCGCCGGTTGCGTATATTGTATCACCGGCAGTCGTCACCACTCCAGGCGCGGTCAGGTCGATGTTGCCCGCCGCTCCCAAATAGTTGTTCCAGATAGTACTGGTGATGAGCTGCCCAGTGCTGTAGTTCGCTCCATCAATCCAAGCCATGTTTCACTCTCCAAGGTTGTGTGGTGTTCTCCTCTTTCAGCATTGTTACGGTATCCCCGTTGCGCGGATTATATTGCCTCAATCTAGGATGAGGCCGCGCCGTGAGCAGTTCCTCTATTATACCCCGCGAGGCATCATCGGGGAACTCAACCAAACGGGGTTTGTGCCCCTGCTCTACATTGACGCACTCATCGCAAACAAACACTGGGTCGCGGTGCGTCACGATCATCGAACCTCCGCAAGGGCTTGCTGCTCCCTCTAGGACATCGCAACGGGCAACCCAATCTCCATTGTTCACGAACGCTGTCACAGGTACGGCATCCTCATCCACATCCCAGACTACATCGTGTCCCCAACGTGCCTTGATAATAGAGGCGACCCAAGGCCGGTATCCTCCCGCATTGCGTATCACCGCCAAATCATCTGCTGCTGCTATTCTCATATTGGCCCCAATCTAGGTACTGTTGAATTGTCGAATGTACTGGAGGCATCCCCCAATATCCAGTATGTAGTTGCCGAGGCCGGTTCAAGCCCCCACACCACGCTGTAGTCGTTGGCAGCCACCTCGTGTGTTTCATTGATAAGAAAGTATGGCGCACTGCTGATACCGGTTTGCGTTTCAGTCACCGCTATGCGGGCAAATATACTATGGGTCAGGGCAGCGGTTAGCAACGCGGCACTGGTGTTCGGTTTGAATGATATACTGCTGACAATCCCTCTCGGATTGACACGTTCATCCTTGATGAATCCGGCAATCCCTGAGGCAAGGGTTGTGGTATCCATCGCGTACTCCCAAGCCAACTCCCGCCGCCCGTAACTGGCAATGCTAGTGTCGTCTTGTTGGCTCTCCTCGACCACCGCAAATTGGTCGAGTTTGGTGCCCCGCAATTGTGCTCCTGCTAGGATATAGCCGTTGCTCGCATTGGCATTAGTGTACGTCACGGTGACACGGGTAGCGAGGGAGGTTGCTGCTGGAATAGCCGCTGTCACGTCAGACGTTATATTGGTGCCGCTCCCATCGGCATTAGTGTTGGCGAGAAAGTCTGTTGTCTGCGCAGGCGTTGTGGGAGATTTGACCGCCAAACTCACCCCGCTGTCTTGGCTCTCGATGACAAATGTCACGTCCACCGTGCCTCCTCCTCCGCTGATGGCAACGGCATTCTCCAGACCGGCCAAAACCTGGGCAGCAGTCTCTCTCCGCGTTTGCGCTTTCACTTTCACGACATTGGCCATATCGGCGGGGTCACCATATTCATATTGCATGTCACTCATTGTGTTGGTGAAGGTGAAATCAGTAGTTACATCCTTGATAATGTGGTGCCGGTTGTTGAAGTTTAGTACCCCATCACGCGCCTGCCACATGCGCCCGTACTCCCTCCCGCAGGTATCTTGGCACGCTCCCCAAAGGGTTGTGTTGTCTGTCCAATTGTCTCCCGCAAAGAGGAAAGTGGACACGCCTGTCTCGCTTTTGAAAATTGTCTCTATATCCCCCAATTTGGTTGTCTCATCCAATTCACTCTGGCCCACTACTCCGAGGAACCACGCTGAAGTGCCTGGGGGATAGACACGCGAGGTCTCAAGCAATTTGTCTATCACTGCGTCAGCGGTAGTGTTCTCCATCACGGTGATAGAGGTCTCAGCGGTCATGGCACGGCTCATCCACCCCTGCGCTTGTATCTCGCAGGTATCCGGAGACAATCCGGCAGTCGGCCTAATGGAACCAACCCACCCGATGAACATGGTACGCACCGTGCTGTCGGCGGGGTCTGTAGACTTCAGTCGGATGAGTATGCCAGGCAACAGTTTGCCATAATATGTACCGCTGGTATATTCTGGGCTGAACCTCTGGTCACTGTTGTCTAGAACAACGGAGAGGGTGCTCTCCCGTGCGAGAGGCTCATATGGGGCACTATACCCCATCGACCAATTCGCGCTTTGCATATAGCTGGAAATGTCTGTATATGTGCCTGCTGTAACTATATCCTCCATCTCCAGTGTCCAAGTGGCGGTTGGCATTACATCACCTTGGCAAACTCTCTCCCGCGTTGCTTCGCGGCCTTGACCACCGCGCCATACAGCTGGCTCTCGGTCTGTACCCCGTATACGTTGATGGTATTGATAGACATCCCGCCGCCCCTACCTCGCATCATATGTTGAGGGGTGACTGAAACATATTCTCCACTCGTTGCGCCTATCGTGTAACTGTCGTTGGGGTATCCGCTCGGCACAATACCCCGCCACCCGTGTTGGGCCAATTTGTTTCTCTGGTCGGCAGGAATGTCCCAACCGTGGCTCTCAAGATAATCATCATCAACGCCCAAATCCTTGAGGTGAGGCACCATCCAATCTTTCAGCGTGTCGTTATCGGATTCATCGCTGGTGCTTAGGTCTGCCATCAGGTCTTGTTTCTTTTGGTCTAGTGGTGTGTCGGGCATCTGCACATCCTCATCACCGGAGTGCTCGGAATATGCGCCAGGGTCAAAACTATCGCTGCGACCCGTGAGGCGCATCCACTCCGCAAAGACATCCTCCGGTGTCTTGCCCATCCAGCCACTTCCCCGCCAACCCTCTCCGCCCAAATCTGCCTTCGCAAGTTCCTCCCGCATCTGGTCTATGGGGGGCAGACCGCCCCCACCTGCTCCGCCATAGCTGCCCCCATACGTGCCGCTTGACGCGGCGGCTGCGGCGGCTGCGGCGGCGGCTGCGGTATTGTATGCCTGCAGCTCAGCTGCGTTTAGACTATCTCGCCAAGCATAGGTCGCCATAGCCGCGGCACCCATATTGGCTCTGGACGTGCGCAACGTGCTGTTCATGCTGTCCAGTTCCCACGTCATGAAGGCGATTTGTCGAGCGGTAAAACCGCTTGCCTCACCTTCCTCCTCGAACGCCGCGGTGGCCTCACGTATCCTGTGGCTGAGGGCAATGGTTTCGGCGGTAGCGCGCCCTGACACAACCGCGTACTCATCTTTGATTTGCGTGGCCCGCTCTGTTTTTGCAGCATTCTCAGATAGTGCCGCTGTATTGTCGCGCACGCTGCCGCTGTTCGCTACAAACTCATCAGTCAACACGCCCAGATGCTTTATCGCGTCAAGGTACTGCCTAACCAAATCATCCGATGCATTCTTGTTGGCATCGATTTCCGCAGTCAGCCTCGCCACCTCCTCCTCTTGGTCAAGGATAGCCTGCGTGGTATCGCCTGCGGCTAGTTTCGCGAGGTCTTGGATTTTGCTCCACTGCTCGGTGGTATCAGTCGAGGTGGCTGTTGCTTCCTCGTGCTCAACGACAACATCGTACAGCTCAGCCATTTGCCTCTTGGCCCTGTCAGCACTTTCGGTCTGCGTGTCTATTGTTGCCAGCCATTCCTTGTTTGCCTTCGCGGCATCCTTGAACGCCTGCGTCACTTGGTCAATCTCCATGCTGAGCGCAACCCACTCGGCGGCCTTGGCCTCATCCCACACAATTTTGAGGTCAGCGGCCAGCGCGGCGGCCTCGGTCTGCATGTCGACAATCTCTTGAGAGGTCTTGCCCATCGCAACGCTGAGCCGGTTCTTTAGCTCCAGCCCCACGTTGGCAATCGCCTCTTCAACCTCTTTCGCGGCAGTCGCCAACCCCTTGTGGGCATCGATTGACCCCAACATCGCCCTGTCAGCTTCCTCCGCCACGGTGGGGATTTTTGCCCACTGCGTGCCTGCCTCCCTCAGCGAAACGTTTGCCTCGTCAAGCGCATCGCGGAATGTGTAGCTTGTCCACGTCGCTTTGTTGATCAACTCGTTGGCTCTTGCGCGTGAAATCGTGCCATCTCGTACCGCTTTGTCAAGCGCAATCTCGGCCTGTACTGACGCCTGGATGGTATCGCGCAACCCTGAAAGTGCCTTGATTTCGGCCTGTGTTTTCTCAGCGACCACCACGATGCCGTCAGCCAGAATGCGCAGTGCCGGAGCGAGGTAAAATCCAATCTGCTCGCCCAAGTCGCCCATGGCCGCTCCCGCTTTCGCTATACTACCGCTGAAAGTTTCCCCCAGTGCTTCGGCAACGCCACCCATCTGGCTTTCAATCTCCGCTAGAATTACGGCTTGCGCGCCAGCCACATCGCCCGTCTCCTGGAGTGCGAGGATGACTTTCTTTTGTTCATCGGTGAAGACAATTCCGACGCGCGTCAGCATCGTCAGCCCCGTCTTGGGGTCATTCAGGGCTTTGCCCAGTTGTAGCGCAGCTGCCTTGACGTCTGTGCCCATTACCGCGGCCATGTCAAGCGCGGATTTCATCGTGCGCTCGAAAGCCTCGCCTCGGATATTCTTAAACGTGAGCAAGATGGCCTGACCGCCCATCACCATCTCGTCGCCCATGCTGGTGGTCTTTTGAAACGCTGCGGCCATGTCGTAGAGTTGCTGCGATGTGTAGCCCGCAGCGCTGCCCGTAGCTTTTACAACTCCAGCCAGGCGCACCTCCGCTTTTTCTTGCTCCATCGCCAGGCCAACCACTTTTTTCATCCCAGCAACCAGACCTGCAAGTGCGGCAACTGCACCCATCACTTTCCCTCCCATAGCCGAGAGGGATGCGCCTGTCTTTTTGCTAGCAGTGCCCATGCTTGTTACAGACTTATTGACCCTGTTGATTTTGCCACTGGCCTTGTCTTGGGCCTGAATTACTAGGTTGACTTTTTGGCTAGCCACGTCTCATTTTCTCCACTGTTGCTAACACCTTCCAAGCAGTCGGATTTTGATTGCTCCAATCGACCAAATTCATCTTGCCTCTGTGCACGGAGGAACTCACCGCACGGTATACGTTCAACGCTGCTCCCATCCTAGCAACCAGCCCCAAAGGTTGGTCTAACAATCCTCCACTCTCCGGTAGCGCACCCCACTGGTCGCACTGTAAAGCCAAATCCAATTCAGCCGGCATACCGCCTTTGCCATAGCCCTCGGCATAATCGGCAGCAGCCAGCACTAGGGATTTGGGATTTGGCTTGCCTCCAAGAGATGGGTTGCCAACTCCTCGGCCAACCAACGCGCCTGCGCAGGAGTGAAATCCAGTGGGTCAATTTTCTTATCCTCAAACCACTTTCCATCCACAGCGGCTTTCAATACCGCATGCCACTGCTCAGGCCCAGTCGCGCCGTTCATCTCTTGGAGTGCCTTCCAATAGGGTACAGCTTGGCGTTGAGTCAGTTCTACAGTCTCAACGTCAACGCCAAGCTCCACGTTTTCGAATTTGGGCATTACTGCGTGCCAACCGTCAACGCGCCGTCACCCTGTACGCCGATTGATACCGTTACCATACCGTCATAAGGTATCCCGAAGTCAACGCTTGTAACGATACAGTTGCCCGATAGCTTCAGCTCACCTCCGCCTGTACCCTCTGGGCGCAGGTCAATATCGCCCTCTGTGCCAGGCAAAATCTCGGTGTCGAAGAGGTCTGTTGCTCCATCATGGAGGACTTCGATGGAACCAGTCCAATCTTTGGTGGTGGTCATGTACTGCTTGACCGTACCGCCAGCAGCGGTTGATTCCACCGTGTCGATTGTGTGGTTGATGGTCGCGCTCCGAACATGCGTCAGCGTGTTGCTGTTGACTATCGCAACCAATTCTCGCCCTGTGTAAACTGCCATTTCTATTCTCCTGTCTCACTTTTTTTTGGTGCGGGCTTGGCGTACACCCGCTTCCGCACTGTGCCCTTCGCCAGCATCTGCTCCAGAGCCTCTTCACTCAAGTCGGCAGGCACCGGCTTTCCCGCTGGTACCACGCTCCCATCCTCTCGTATCAGGTTGCGCAGCAAAACGTAACTATCCATATTCACCTCCGTGAACCCTTCGTGAACCCTTGTTGAGGCAACAGCAAGGAGGAGACTGCTGCCCCAACACCCGCTCCCGACCTCATCCGGCAACCTCTCTAACAGCCATGGCCGTGAGCACTCCATACCAGAACTCGCCTGACCCTGGAGGCCACTCATATACGCTCCGCGTTGCGGTTGCGCCCGTGATATCGCAATTCGTGTATATGCCCCGATTGCTCACCAACGCGCCCAAGATTGCGTCTGAATAACGTTGTTGGTCAGGCAGCTCATCCATGCGTCTACTCAGTCCTACATTCTCGATGAGGCACAGCTCAACTATTGAATGGGTATATTCCACGTTGATAGTTGTGGCTGAGAAGTCCATCGTGTCCGTGTTACCGCCCTCGGTTGTCACGCCCACCAGTCTGATAGGAGCGTCAGCCGCTCCTACACTCGTTGGTATCTCGTTGATGTCTGTTCCTGTGGGGGTTATTGTGCCACCGGCCTCTGCCGTATACGACACGCTGAGATTTGCGATAGCGTCATTGACCAAACGAAGGTTGCTTGCCATCAGAGGGTATTCATCACGAATGGGTCAAGCATTCGCCTCACATCAGAAGGTATACTGCTCGGCAAGATAGTCACTCCATCTACTATGAGCGGCCTGTCCACGTCTGAGTTTGTATCACGTTGCCGATACAGGAACGCACTCAACCGTTTAGCGGCCATGACTATGCTATTGGGGGCACTGGTAGAGTACCCCCAATTGGCTACTATGGAGATGGCATTTTCGCTGTCACCATTGGTATCGCCCTCCCAAAAGTTGTTGGAACTCCCCAGCATGGTCAACCCGTAGTAGGGCGCAGCATTACGAGGCAGATATATGTAATCAGTATCCGCTGTCAGGGATGTTCCATCCCCGTTCGTCACTGATGTTATAGCAGCCGCCTCTAGGCCTTGTCCAAAATAGAGACTGCGACCAGACACGTCACTTCGAGCATCAAACCTTTTTGTCGCCGTGCTGCTCGCATCAAACACGCGGTGCGTGTAATCCTCTATTATGGACTGAGCCGCTGATATCAAATCGCCTATGAGGGCATCATCTCCGGAGGAGGAAATGCCCAGATAGGTTTTGACATCAGTCGTTGATACTAGTGCCACCCTGCGCCGCCCTCGCTTTTGGCTTGGATTTGGCTGTTTCAGCCTGCCCTGCTCGTATCACATCCGCGGCGAACTCGTCGCTCACTTCCTGCACATCACCTTCACGCATCAGCACCAGCTTGTTTTTTCTGCCTGCATCTGGGCCTCCAAAAGAGGTAAGTGCTTTTATTGTTTTCATATTGCCTCCGTCTGTTTTGCCTAGGGTTTAGGCGTTCTGTGCGAACTGAAAGGCCTCAGCCTGCAGCACGGCTCCGCCAAAACGTATGTTCACATAGTACCCAATTTGCCCCGTGTTCTGGAACAAGTATGGGTTCCGCGACACCACGATTTCGTTGCGCTCAACGATGCCGTAGTACTTCCAATTCCCGACCACGATTACAGACCGACCAGACGCCATCGCGAGTATTTGGCTGCTCGTGTATACCGGCGCACCGTACAACACCTGTCCAGCTCCACGTGTTCCCGAGCCCATTGGGGTCGGCATGAACATGAAGTTGTTACCAGTCAAACCACGGATTACTGCTAGAGTTGACTGGTTCGTCGCCCACGCCACTGCGTCGCCTTCCTGCGCATATGCGCCTGGCAGCAGGAAAAACAGCTCAGGTATTTCACTGGCCACGATAGTCGTTGCACTGTTGAGGGTCAACGCTGCTGTCCCACCAACAAGGACACCCTGCGGCTGCGATGAACCCGTGCCCTTGAGGAAGTACTCATTCTCCACGTCTGCGGCTGAACGCGCCCACATGTCCCCGAGGAACCCTTCGAGGTTGGTCTTCTCGTCGGCGAGTAACTCGTCACTAACCTTGGTGAGGTTCGTGAACTTGTACACCTGAATGGCGTTGCTGGTGAAGGTCGGCTCAGACTGATTCGCTGCGCCTTCTTCAGCCGTGAGTGCAAATCCGCCCGTCGCGTTTTCGGATGGCACCTGCACACTGTCCACGGTGGTCTGGATGACCATCGCTCCAGCTGCGCGAGCTACGCTGAGGTCATCGCGCTTGGCAATGATAGTCTCATGCAAACCCTGCGGAACCAGTACACCACCCTCGGCGGCTGTGCCTTCTTGCAGCGCAGCTTTGAGGTTGCTCTTGGTGTAGTAGTTACTGGAGCCTGTCTTCACCCAGTGCATGAAGGCGTCACCGCCGTCGTGGTCACCGCCCATCTTGGTTTCCTTCTTGGTGGCGGGTGCTTCGGTGAGAATGCCGCCGCGCTCCGCGCTCTCACTCTCCCACGCATTCTTGACTGCATCCTGAGCAGCCATATTCAATTCAGCCTTCAGCGCATCCATGTCAACGGTTGGTGCCTCTGGCTTCATTTCCTCGGCCACCTCTTCAGCGGCCTGTTTCTCATTGGACATTTCAATCTCCTGTATTGTATTTTTGTAACTATCCGCGTCAGCGTTTGGCTCCACTATTGTCTTTGGCTCGTTGCCCTGTACAATAGTCTCTGGCTGTCTCGCCTCATCGGGAATCACCTCAGCAATAGCACCTATTGTTTTCAGGTGCTCAAGGGTTAGCGTGCGTGGCTCTGCGGGCATTGGGGTGACTGACAACTCGTATATCGGCCAGCGCTTGATATTGCCTTCCAACCGCTCGACTAGATGGGCCACCGCTCCGGTGCTGTACCCTAGTTTGCCCGCTTGTATCAGCTCCAGGACTTTCTGCGCATAGGAGCGTGCGCGCTCAATCTGCGCCTCCATCCAAATACCCTCGTCAAGTTCATCGACCTTTGTCACCCTGCCCAGAACGCTCTTGACCTCTCCCATTGCGTGGTCATACAGCACTGCCGGCTCAGGTACGGTCTCAAGCATGTAATCGGTCTCAGCGCTGAAGGTATCTCCCTCCAAATCCACTCCTCCGTATACAACCGCCATGCCCCCGACTGTGAAGGTGTCTTCATCCTCTGCTTTGATTTCCAATAGGCCGCTATACCGTTTTGCCCCTCCCTCCTCTGCTTGCTCTAGAGCAGCGAGGTATGCACCGGCATCGGCCTGCTCATCATAGCACTTCAACACCTCCTCCGGTAACTTGACCACGCAGTATTGCCCCTCTGTTTCTCTTATCTCGTATGGCATATCACATCTCCTGTTATATATGACCTAGACTATACCCTGTACCATTTGCATTCGTTAGGACAAGCCTATGCGCGTCACTTTTTACCCCATCGGCCTCGTTTTCCACGTTTTCCACGTTGACCGCCCCTTCTTGTTGTTCTGGTAATTGTCCCGCGTTTGCCTCTGGTCATTCTGTAGACCTCCAAATTGCATCAATATCCGCCTGGACATTGCGAATGATTTCACCTGTTCTCTTTTCAGCAATATACGCGGTGGTGTGATGTGCCCACCTGCGTCTGTGTATCTTTGACTGCTCGGCCTTGTCCTGTACGTATGGAGCGTATGAGAGATTTGTACCAACAATCCCTCGTGCCCTGTTTCCGCGTAACTCCGCCTTGCCGGCCCATTTGCGTTTCAGCGTGCCGGTACGTTTGTATTTGCTACCCGCCGCTTGCTGCGGATATTGTTTCAAATCCCTTTGTAGAAGGAGTGCGGCCTCTTGCATGGAGGGGAGGAGGGATTTGGCTGTACCGAGTTTGCCCAATCTGCGCTCCAATTGTTTCAACCCTATAACCCGCACCTTGATAGGCATCATCCTTCAAACCTCCTCGTGATGGGAGCAGTATCGCATCGACAGCCTGGGTGAGCAGGAGGGTCACCCACGTTGTCAAGTCCCTCCGCCGTCTGAAATGACCCTTCCAATTCTACAATCTTGCCATCGAGAGGAGCACATATCTGGCACACCCGTTCATCCCTGGCAGTCTGCCACTCCTTTCCCGATACAACACCGCTCTCTTTCCACGCAACTAGGTT